TTGTTTCTTTTTTACTAAGATCAACTTTAGTAATATTGTCTTTAGTAGCCTTTTCAGCTACTTCTTCTTTTTTCTTTTTTGCCATAATATAATATAATAATAATTAATAATTTTCTAAATCAAAGGCTGCCCTTGTAAATTAAGCCCGCTTAATATATCATCACCTGCTTGCTCAAAATTTTTAGGTGCTTTTTCGCCTTTTCTCTGATCAATCAACTCACTTTGTTGAGTTGCTTGTATTCTTGTTCTTTCGTCTTTACGATCTTCTTTTATTTTTTCTCTTTGTTTAATGTTGTTAGTTTCTAAACCTTTTAATTGCATATCAAATTGAAACTGTTGTTGCATTAAATCTTTTTTCAATTGATTTTCAGCTTGCATTTTTTGCAACTCAAGTTGAGCTTCTATTTGTGCTAAAGCAGCTTTAGTTTCGGTTAACGCTTGTTGTTTTTGTATTTCTGCAGCGGCAGCCTCTTGTTGTGCTTGCGCATTAGCTTGCGCTTGAGCTTGTATATTAGCTTGTTGCATTTGTTGATCTAACTCTTGCTTCTTTTTACGTCTAACTTTTAATAACTGATTAGCAAGTTTTAAGTTTTTAATTTCTCTAATATCTATAGCATCTTCAAGATTAATACTTTGTTGGGCTAAAGCAACTTGTATGTTATTTTCAAGTATAGCTTTTTGCTCTTCATCTGGAGATAATTCTATAAATATACCAAAGTCATATAAATATAAGTTTTCTAACTCTTGTAAAGTTGCAACATTGTGAACACCTATACTTTGTATGAAAGCTTCTTTTGTAGGTGAATACTCTATAATATCAGATATTCTTAACGATAAAAGCTCTGCAACTTCTGCTGTTAAAAATAAACCAGACTGTAATATATGTCTTGTCGCAGTATTACTATTAGCAGCCGCTAATTTTTGTACACCTACTAAAGCATTTTTATCAGGAGTACTACCGTCTCTAGCTTCATTAAGCCCTGTAGTATCTCTAATCATTTGTAGATAATAATTGTAATTACCTATAAGAGCATTTATTTTATTACCACCACTACCACTTGTTATTTCTTGTATTGGTACTTTACCCGGATTCATATCTCCATCTTGAGTAAATGATCTACCAATTACACTACCTGTTTGGAAGAACATGTTTAAAGCTTCTTGCGGATTATAATTAGTACCATTACCTAAATCTATTTCAGCTAAACCATCAGCGTCAAGATAAACTCCGTCAGGTATCATACGTGATAATACTTGTTGTAGTTTTAAATGAGTAAGCTGTATCATGTCTGCAAAACCAGTTATACGTCTTACTAGACTTTCTATTCTACCTTTATACATGCGAGGAGCAACTATACTGTAATTCATTTTTACTTTATTATAGTCGCTTTTTGGTCTAACCATATTTTTAGCCATCTCCCATTTTAACAACTTGTTTGTGCCAAGTATTAAAGCGCCCTCATATACTACTTCAATAGCTCTTTGTAATCTTGTAAAATTACCTTCTTTGTTTTCTGGTGGATTAAAGCTATCATCTTTTTCTATAGCTTTTTCTGCACCACTACCAGTTTCTTTTACTTTATAAACTTCGTTCATATATGTTTTATAATTAAAATATAAAACTTGAACTTTATTGTTATCTATTTCTTTATACTGTGTAGAGCCTTGATCGTAGTTAGTTTGATGATAATTTTTATTTTTAATTATATCTTCTAAATCTTCCTGCTCTAAAAACGGAAACTGTTTAGCTAGCTCGTTTACAGGTATTTTTTTAACTTCACCTACATAGTATATATCATCAAAATAAGGTGATTCAGTATAAGAATAAACTAAATCAGCAGGATCTACATAACTAACAGTTAAACCTTCTGATGTGTTAAAATCTGTTTTTACAGCGCCAATACCTAAAACTGTTAAATCATAAAAAAATCTTTTTTTAGTTAATTCATAGTTATTGCCTTCTAATAAAGTTCTTATAGCTTGTTCTTCTGCTAATTCTATAGACTGCTTATAAGTTAACTGCATGTGCAAAGCTAATTCTTCTTCATTAGCTGGTAACTCTTGCACGCTGCTTTGTCTAATGTCTGCGCCAAAATTTTCTTCAACGTAATTATTAAATTCTTTAGTTTTAATGTCTCTTAATATATTGTTCATATATTCAGTACGCTCACTAACACTAAAAGGATCTTGCGAATAACAGTTTATATCATACATACGTTCAGCTAAACCGTTAACAACTATATCAACAAACTTAGGTATAATAGGTACAGGTGTCCAGTCTAAATTTAAATAAGACAAATCACCATTTATAGATAATTCATCTTTATATTTTTTTACTGACTGCTCACCTCTTGCGTATAGCCTTAAATTATGATAATTATTTTTTTGCGTTGTATATCTTGTTTGGTTATAATCGTTGTAAAACCACTCTGTTTCAATAGCTTTAGCAACTCTTAATCCATAGTCATAGCTTAACTTTTCAGCGTCGCTTACAACTTGACTTGGAAAATAACTTCTTACCGCAGACTCTGCCATATATTTATTTTATTATTTTAGAATTATAACCAGTATTACTATATCTGGATATGTTTATGTTTAATTTTTGTTTTTCTATGTTTGGATTTGGTCTATATAAATGTCTATTACAAGCCATAATAGCCAAACCACTACTTATCGTTGCATCAAATTTAGTACGTTTGTTTATATCAAACTTACCCCAATCATTTAAAGTTCTATTAAAATACATACTTCCGTAATCACCTGTTTGCATTTGACCAACATGACCTTGTATGTACATTTCTATAGCTGACGCATGTGCTTGTTTTATATCTTCGCTTGAATTTGGTATACCACCTATTTCTTTTTCAGCTGTTGATAATTTATTCCAAAGTTTATCAGGCCTGTTCATACTATAACCTCTGTAACCTCTACGTCTTAAATAATATAACAATCTTGGTTTATTATTTTCTGCAAGCAATGGCATGCCATAAAATACTAATGCCATTAACACATCTTCAAAAAATATATCAGCAGTTTGTGGTCTAGCTATATATTCTAGAAAAAAATGATTTGGCGGGCAGTCTTCCATGCTAAACTTTGTTAAACCATGTAAAGAGCCTTTTGAACCCTTGCCATCTACCGTGCCACTAATATCGTAGCTATCACAACCAAAAGCACCCAAATGATCGTTGCCAGGATATTTCGAGCCATTTTTTATTATTATTCTATTTTGTAAATTGCTAGGTGGTACCCAGCTTATATTAAATCTACCTTTTGGATCTGGATAAAATATTACTTGCGTGTCTTTTACACCATTAATCCATTGAAAATTACCTACACTTAAACTAGGTTTTACACCTTCATTGTAATCTATTTGCTCGTATATTTTAACTAAATTAAATATACTGTTTTTAGCTTCATCTCTAAACGCATGTTCTTCAGTACGTGGAAACTGTCTATAAAACTCGTTTAAAGCATCTTGATCATTTTTTAAACCTTCAGCCTCGTTGTTCCAATGATCTATTATTCCGTAATCAATTAACTCTCCGTCTGGCCCGTATACATCATTATCTGGATTATCAAAGACTGGATTTCCGTATTCATCAATAAATCCTTCGTAGTTCCACTCCATTGGGATAAAGAAAGAATAAAGGCCAGACTTTGTTTGTCCATTACGGTTTCGTTGTGTGACATCTGAATCATTATATAGTTTTTTAAAATTATCACCTCCTTTGTCTAAAGCATTTGATGTTGAGCCCATCATACACTTACCTACTATTCTACTACCTAATCTCAAACACGTTTTAGTAACTCGCCAGTTGTTTAATATATTATCAGGCCTTTCCCACTTACCACTTTCATCATGTACTAGTAAAGTAAGTTTTTCTCCGTCATAACTGTTATCACCTGTATTTTTCCAATCAATAGTAGTATCAAGTCCAACCAAGTCTTCCTGCTTCTCATTAGCAGTAATTTTCTTACGCGTGAACTTACTTGCAGGAACCCTATAAGCAAGTTCAGACTTAGGCCTATCCATACCGTCTTGAATCGGTTTAAAAAAGAAAGGATAATTAACCGATATTGGTACAACTTTGTCTGTAAACATTTTTTTAGCATCTGCTCCACTTTTTGATAATATACCATATCTACTATCACTTGATATAGTAGCTAAGTTAACTGTTTCAGCTGATGACATAAAAGAAAAACCAGAACGTCTATTTTTAAGATAACACATACCATAACATCTTTTATCAGCTTTACAAGCTTCCCAAAATATAAAAAATAGTCTATTAGCTTCTCTAAAATCAGGCGCTCCTACATCTATTTTACTCCATTGTAAATACATATAATGACTACCTGTTATGTATGTTGGCTTACCGTTGTTGTTAAACCAAAAACCTTCATCTCTTCTTTTAAACTCTTCGTCTATATAATCAAACCACTGATCTTTTTGTTCTTCAGGATATGATCGCCAATCAAATATGTTTTTTAGTTTAGATAATTCTTTAGGATATTCTAACTTTTGCCATTTGCGTTTTGCATGCACGTACACGTTGGTTGGCATTTTTGGTAAAGCAATTCGTAAACTTTGCATTTCAATGATTTTGCCAATTTTACCAGTTTTTGATATAACGATAATATCGTGTTCTTTATTATATCCATATTTCCATTTTTTACCTTTGTTCATACGAGTTATAGTCGTACGTTTAATAGGCTCTATTATTTTAACTAATGTTTGTTCGTAACTCATCTTGACCTACCTTCAGCAAAGCCTTTAAAAACTTTATTTTCTTTTTCAACTTCTTTACCTTCAAGTATACTTTCTTCTTCTTGTATTCTATTTAATATTTCAAACGCATCGAATATAGCTAGCTTTTTTGTAGCCGCTGCGTTTTTTAATCTATCAGCACTAACATCATCTTCTGTGTTAGTTATTATTTTTTCTTTAGCAACGTTAATTAGTTCTTCAACTGCTTTGTGCCCAGCTTGGATTATAAGCTTCTTCGTCTCCTTGATATTCATATTTAATTGTAATAAATTTAGTGTATACTCTATATAACAACTCACCGTCAATAACAAACTCGTAATTAGATATAGGTGTAAAACCTACTAAATCATTTACTTTAAAAGCACCATCAGTATATTTTACAATACCTATATTTTCTTGCGTTTCGCTATTAGCATATTTGTTTTTGTTTTTTATAGGTTTAACCCAACAAAAACCTTTTGGTGTGTGCCACTCCCAAAATCTTTTATATAAAAATATTTGATCTGGCTGTACTATATAAGTTTTTTCATCAAAATAGCTTTTACTATTTTTTTCTATACCTTTGACATTGTGCCAACGTCTAAAAACATTATGATGTAATATAACATTGTCATTTATCTCTATATCTGTATCGCCAACTATAGGAACTGATAATACTTTTGCTTTTCTGTTAACGTATTGATGGTTGAAGATTTCAGTGTTAATAATTAACTCTGTATCTCCAACCTTCTTTACGTTATTATATCTATTTCCTAGTGGCGTTACAACAAAGTTGTAAACGCTTTTCATTAATATTCTAGATTATATTCCACTGATACAGCCATATTTTTATTGAAGTCTTTCCAAGGCAACACATCTTTATTTTTTTTGATGTATATTGAAAACTTTTCATCTTCTTCTATTATATCACAAATAGTATGGCCGCCATATACTTCTTGCCCAACAGCATAGTGCATAGCGTCATTTTTATAATCTTTACCGATACTAATTTTTCTTATCAGCTTGCTCATCTTCGTATTGTATTACACCGGTTTCAATATTAATGTTTACAGTTCCATACTGCTTTTCAAGTTCAGTTTGAATAACTTTAAGTTCTCCTTGTAAACTTTGTACTGTATGCAATAGAGTATGTTTACCTGCTTCATACCTACCTATTTCCATCTGTGCTTTATTAATATTACTAACTACAGTTTGTATTTTAGCTAACTGCTCATCAGTTACTTTTTCTGGTTTTAAGTTAACCAACTTTTCTTTCTTTTTTGCCATTTTATTTAATTTAAGTTAATATTTAATTTATAATCCGTGTTTGGATGTTAAGTAATTGTTTAAATTACTTATTTGTGATGATGATAAACCTTGACTAAAAAACAGTAATTCAAAAACTGTACCACTGTAAAAGTTTGCAGGACTACTTGGTACATTGTCAGCAAATAGTGTATCAAAATCAAAGCCGTTAGAGTTAGTTAGGTTTACAGAATTATCTCCATCAATAGTTACTGAACTACCATTTTTAAAAACAGTATATGTAGCAGGCGTACCTAAAGTTCTATTTACTAATATTAATTCTTTCCCCTGTCCTAAAGTACCTGCTGAAAAAGTTATTTCAGTGCTTACATTTGAAGGTGCATTTGTTTTAATGTTTAATTTAGCATCATTTACAAATTTAACTATTTCATTACTTGAGTCAGAAAATAAAGTATTGTTAGAATTTGATGTGTTTTGAGCTACATAAGCAAAACAAAAACCTTGACGTTGAGCTATGGCTATACTGCTAGTTAAATTATAAAAACTTTCTATACCATTACCAAGAACTAAACCACCACCGCTTACTGCACTTGCTCTGTTATCATCTTCTGATTGTAGTATATGATTATTATTGCCAGATGAATCGTCCCATTTAGCAGTTGTTACTCCAACATCATTTTGAAGCCACAATGATAAATTATCTATGTCAGTTGGTAAAAACTCACTAACATAGCCACCGCTTGAAATACTTAATCCTAAACCAAGTCCCATTATATAGCTGCTGATCTAGTTCTTTCGTGATAATCGTGTCTTGGAGCTACATACACTATACAAGCACCACTGTTTAGCTCTACAAAGTCATACATACCGTATATAGTTACGCCTTTAGGAAACGTATGTGATGTAGTAATAACTTTACCATCATCGTCACTAGCATCTGTTACAGCGCCCCAATCAGTATCTAATTTTTGCGTATCTTCTGTAGAAGCAAAGTGAGTTGTACCTAAACCAAGTTTCACGCCTGCATCAAGAATACCTAACGTTTGAAAAGTAGTTTCTTCTGTAAACGTAATAGCATTTATATAATACTTAGCAGTTGCACCATTTAAATCTAATTTAGCACCGTCACCAGTTAAATAAGTAGATCCAAACTGACCAAAGCCATATGATACTTCTGTTGAATTTTGTCCCATAATTTTATTTTTTTACTTTTTCTAGTGATCTACCACCGAAGTAAGCACCGATCACTGTTATTAATACTAATTGCAAAAGATCTACGTATGAGTCTTTTACATCAAAATTTATAAAGCCAGCGTCTATAAATACTAACAACACCGTGCTTATTACTAAAAACACTAATACTAATGGTCTTATGTTTTTGCTTAACCACGAGTCAGAGTTCATGTCTAACTTCCATCTTTCAGTTACTTGTTTTTGCATTTCAGCTTCGTAACCCATTATCAAATCTTTTATCTTTGCTTCAGCTGCTAGCTTTTCTTCTTTAGTTGTAGTTAGGTTATCTATAACATTACCTACATTTTGCACTAATTTACCAGCTCCAGCTGAAAATACTTTACTTAATATACTCATAATTTTTTATTTAATATCCGCCTCCGCCACCTCCACTACTTCCACTTGAAGAACTTGAAGAGCTTGAAGAGCTCGAAGAACTAGTTGTAGAGCTTTGTTGTGGCGAGCTTAATGTTGTTGTGTTTTGCACTGTTGCAGTGCTATGTGTAAAACCTCCCATATATCCAGTTTGGCCTTGGTAAACGTGAGTGTGATAACCGTTTAAACCTCTTGATTGAGCCCATTGTAAAGCTTCAGCTATTGTTGAGTAAAGTGGTATACCGTCTATTGTTGTTAATATCATTTGTTATTAGCGTCTCTTTCCCAAGGAAAACCATCGTCGCCAGCTTCTTTAGCAACGCCATCAACGATAATCATATCTTTACCGTTTATTGTTACTCTTGGATATGTTATACCATTAAACTTTACAAAATCATCTGAGTACTTTAGTTTACCTATTTTCATATCAGTAGCATGTCTCATTTCATGGTTTATTACTTTTCTATCTTCTTCGCTACCTGGTTGCAACTTATTACTAACATATATTGTACCGTCCATATTAGCTTCTCCTAAAATACCAGGATCTAAAGGTTTTCTTATAACAGGTGTTCCAGGTATATTTGTTTCACCAGCTTCACTACCAAATCTAAGTTTAGTTCGTAAGCTACCGTTAGTCATATATGGTTTGTATGCTTTACCTAGTTTATATCCCATTATCTGTCAATATCTTTTATCATATCATCTATAGCTTTGTTATAAACTTTATCTGTATATGATTTATTATTAAAAAAAGTGCTACGCTCAGATATAGGTAAATCTTCTTCACCTAATAACACTCTATATATTCTACTTATAAGTTGAGAACATTTAAACGATGTTTTAAATACTGAATATTTAATTGTTGTTCTGTTACGATGTCTCCAAGCTTCTATCCAACCATCACGTCTTAATCGTTCCCATCTGTTTTTATCCCAAGAGTACGTATATGTACCGTCGATAAATTCTTGTCGTGTAAATCTTTTTTTACAATCTAAATAAATTAAAAGTTCTAAGTCTGCGTCATTTAACCCGTAAGTTTTACAGGCCCATTTTCTAACGAGCCTGTAATACTTAAGGATATTCATTTCACGCAAATCTTGCGCAGTTAGTTTCAACTGTTATTAAGCAGCAGCTACAACTCTACCAGTAGTAGTTCTTCTAATAGCTACACCAGTAACGTTACTGATTGGATATTTACTGTTAACAGCGTCAAACACAGGAACAGCAACTCCATGAATTTGAGAAGCATTAGCTAAAGCAGCAATGTCTTTAATAACATCAGCTTCTTTACCTTCAGCTACAGTTAAAATAACTAAAGAGTTTTCAAGAGCTACAGTTTCATCGTTACCAGCTGCACCATCAGTGTTGTGAGCTAAAGAGTGCTTGTTGAACATACCTGTTTCAGAAAAGGTTAACTCAACAGTATCTTCTGTACCAGTCATACATTGTAATAGCGATAAATCAAAAGCTGCTAAATCTAAATTAGTTCCATCATCAGCAGAACCTACAGAGCTAGAATCTACTGCTCCTGATTGAAATACAACAAATTTTTTCATTTTTTTTGTTTTTAATAATTAATAATTAGTTTTTGTTTTTAAGTTTAAGGTTTACTGTTTGTGGTTTAGGTTTAATCTATTAATACTACGTCACCAGATCTGATAACTTGGTATAATATATCTTTATACTGAACACCGTGGCCTGCATGTTTATCGTAGTATACAATATCGTTTTGTTTTATACCTTCAACTAAGTTGCCAACAGATATAGCTTTAGCCTTTATATACCTATTGTCATCATCTATATCTTCAGTAACAATAAGGCCAGCTATCTTTTTTTGTTCAGTTTTAATTTTTTCTACGATTATATAGTGATTAACTGCCTTCATTGATACGTATGTTTGAAATTACACAATCAGCTGACATAATCGTTGTTGCTACACTTACAGCATTTTTAAGTGCAGACTTAGTTACAAGTACTGGATCTACAATACCTGCATCTATCATATTTATTTCTTCGTTGTTTATAACATTAACACCGTTACCATTTGTAGGCTCTGATGCTCTATATATACTAGCATTATCTAATATAGTGTTATAAGGTGATCTTATAGCGTTTATTAAAGCTTTTTCACAGTCATTAGCATAAACTATAGTATGAGCAGCATTTAATAAAGCGATACCGCCACCGGGTACAATACCTTCTTTAATAGCAGCTTTAGTAGCGTATATAGCATCTTCGACACGATCTTTCTTTTCTTTTAGTTCTACTTTAGAATTAGCACCCACTTTGATGATTCCAACACTACCCGATAACATAGACAATCTTTGTTCCATCTTTTTCTTAATGAAACCATTTTTTTCGTCAGATATGAGTTTTGAAACGAGTTTGATTCGTTCTTGTAAATCCTGTTGAATATCATCTATTGTTGTTATTACAGTGTGTTTATCATCTGTAGTTACATACTCAGCTTCACCTAAGCAGTTAACATCTATTAAATCAAGATCATCACCTAACTCTTCGTTAATTACTGTTGCACCTGTTAATATAGCAAGGTCTTCAGTAGTATCTTTTTTAGTAGGACCAAAGCCTGGTAAGTCAATTATATTAACTTTTATGTTACCTTTTACTTTATTCATCATTAAAGCAGCTTTTACGCTTTGTGCAACTGGCGCTACTATTAATAATGCTCTACCTTTTTTAATCACATGCTCTAATATGCGTTGTATTTTACGAATATTAGGTATTTCGCTAGAAACTATAAGAATATATGGATTATCTAGCTCGCATTTATGTTTTTCTACGTTTGTTATAAAGTTTGTTGATGTTAAACCGCACTCTATTTGCACTCCATCAACTAAATCTACGTAAGTTTCATCAGTTTCTGACTCTTCCATTAAAACTACGCCGTTTTTACCAACTTTTGTGTATGCTTCGGCAATAATTTTACCAAGTTTTTCATCATTATTACATGATATAGCAGAAACACTGCTTAACATGTCACCTTTTACGTCAATTTTTATTTTATCAAGGTGATTATTTACCTTTTCAAGGCAAGAATTTATACCGTTTTTAATATCTCTTGTAGAAACTTCGTTTTTTTGTAGTTCTATAGCTTCTTTTAATAAAGCTTGAGCTAAAACAGTTGCAGTAGTAGTACCATCACCTGCTTCTTTTACAGTATTTTGCGCAGCTTCTTTAATTAAAGTAGCTCCGATGTTCTCAACCGGATCATATAAGACTACGCTTTGCGCAACGGTTACACCATCTTTTGTAATCACCGGTTTACCGCGTCCATCTTCATATATTACGCATTTACCTCCTGCGCCAAGAGTGGACTTTACGGCTTCTGCTAGCTTATCGACGCCAGCTATTATTCTATTTTTAGCTTGATCGCCAAAGTTTAAGTCTTTGACGATCTCACTAGGTAAGTTGTATTCCATTTAATTTAATTTAATTTAATTTACTTAAAAGTTTTAATAACCTTTGGGCCTTTTGTAGCCTCTAGTTTCTTTGAGAAGTGGTCGATGCTTCCATCAATTGCTGCTTCTGCACCTTCTACGGTTTCTCGTCTAGTTACATCATGCCATGTATCTTCTGTTACATGTTTACACTCTGTTTGATAATAACCATTTGGTAGTTGCGTTATCCTCCAGTTACCTTTATCTGCAAGATGTTGCCACTGTTCTATAGTTTTTTCACTAGGTTTTTGGTTGTACGATGCCGTACTTGTTTTATAATATAAATAAGTCATTTTTTTTGGTTTTTATATTGGTTAATAATTAATGGTATAGGGTGTTTCCCTATATTTATCTTCTTCTACCTAAAGCAGCAACCATTGGTCGCGTAGCTCTTAAAAATCTTCCTGGACGAGAAGGTTTTCCTGGTGTTTGTCTGTTTCTCATGCCTAACGCACCAGCAACTCTTGCTGCCATATTTGGTGATCCGCCACGTCTTCTACGTCTACCGCCTAACATACCTACAGCACCACCAATCATGCTACCTCCTGATCCTAAGCCAAGTTTTGGAGCACCTAACATACTAGCTGCACCACCTAAAGCTGTTCTTACACGTCTACCTCTTAGCATGTTTAGTGCACCACCAAACATTTTAGCTGGTGAAGGTTTGTTGCCAGATTTTAATTTAAATCCTGATTCTTTTTTCATTGTTTTCTTTTTTTGTACCGTGTCCAAAGTTACCACGGTTGTTTTTAATCGATGTTCTCACTACTTTTCTACCCGTATGATGTAAATCAGAGGTTGAACTTTGGCCTATACGTTGGTTCTGTGCTTTACGTGCTTTTCGCTTAGCTGTTTTAGCTATAGCTATATCACGCTTTTTTTTAGCAGCAGCCGCTTTTGGACTTAATTTCTGTTTTAATCGTATCGGTGATGAATTCATACTGTATAAGATTACATAGTAAACGAATAATTTAAAAGTGTGACACTTGCCTGCTACTAGATATACTTTATAGGCTAATGTCATAAAAAAAACACGTTATAAATATTGGGGTGTAGACCTGCGCCCTACCTGGCCACTACGCGGACAAATAGCAAAACGCAATATTTGCATTGGGCCCCCATGCACATTTACGCTTACAACGATTTTTTTTACGTTTTTACTATTTTTTTGTGTACTACATGTAAAATATTTGACATTTTTTTACAAAATTAATACGACACATTTTAGATAATATATATGTAAATAAAAACAAAAATAATTTACACACAATGAGAGTGAGTGCAATACATACAAACAAAATTTATTTACTAAACAAATAATATACTTTTACAAACTAAATACGAAGTATAACAGATAATATAAATGAAAATAATAACTAACTAAATATAATATAATTATGAATATAATAAAGTCAAAAAGATTTGTAGTAAGAAAGTCTTTAATAGGTAAAAATCAAGTAATAGAATTTACAAATAAAAAAGGTGATACAATAACTTATAATCACGACAAAGTATTTGAAGTAATGAAAAGTAAACTAGAAACTTTACCATGTTGGACAAAGTACAAAAGTTACACTGCAACTAACAATATTCCACTAGCATGTAGAAATATAGAGTTAGTATAGTCGACAAGTACCTCGGCTGAAGTGCCGATTAGGCCGAGGTGGCTAAAGTCGTAACTCACGCGACTTATAAAAAAATGTGAACAGTAGTTAATGGTAATATCAATGTGATATGTGAGTTCGATTCTCACCACTACTACTAAATATAATAATATGAGTAAAATTAGAGATAATTATTTAGCAGAAATAATAGTAATACTAGTAATAACTGCAATGCTACTAACTTCTTGTAGCGGAACTAAAAAGTGTTGTATAAAAACTGCAAATGAAGTATACAAGTACGAAGGTATGTATGCTAATCAAGAGTGGGACGAAGAGTAAAATACAAACTAAATACGATAATAGTAAGATAAT